AGCGTTCCAGTTTTGCACCAAGGCAGCAATGGTGTTGTTTAATTGCCACATCTGTACGGTAGCAGCGCGCTCGAGCAGGACGAAGTTCTTGACGATCGCCTGTTGCTCGGGGGTTGCTGTCGAATAGCTCATTGTCATTCCTTTCTGGTTAGAACAGATACCCCAAGAGGTTAAACATCATCGTTGCCGACGTATTCGTCGTTCCCGGATAGTTGAACCACAGCATGATGGTTTGAGTAAGACCGCCACCGATATCCAACTGGCCGCCGACAATACCGACCGACAACGCGGCCGGTCCAAACCCTATCGGTATTTTTACCAATTGCGGCTTGGTGCTGAGGATGGCCGGCGATGTAGCCGTCCCCGTCGTGCCGGCACTCGAGTAAGCCACTTGGAAATACCCCGCCGTGGGCGTTGTCGCGCCTGCTCCGGTGACAAAGATATTGACTGCGTATAGCCGAAAGTTGGTGGCCGGAATAGACCACGCACTTGTCACCGTCGCGGCGGTAGTGCCGACGTTGATAGTAAACGGCGTAAGAACCGACGATGACGCGGCGGCGGCCAACAGAATGGTTCCCGCAATATTCACCGGGACCTGGGCCGACTGCTGAATAGTAACGCCAGTCGACTGTTCGGCGGAAAACGAGGAAAACATCACAGAGAAGGCCGAGAACCCGGTCACCGTGACCGAGCCGGCCAAAAGCGTTACAAGGGTTCCAACCGTTGATACGATCGCCATCGTCTGCGTTTGGACAAAAAGCACAGCCAACCCTGTCGTCAGGCTAGACTGAGTCGTCGTCGCTCCACTGTTGACAATCGTGCCACTAATAGCCACCACGCCAAGCAGCGTTACAATAGTGGCGACGGTGGAAACAACAGCCATAGTCTGGGTCTGGGCAAGCCAAACACCCAACGCGGTAGACATCGCGCTCTGGCTGGTGGCAGTTGCAGGCGCTGGCCCACTGATGGACACCGACACGGAAACGCTGACGGATACCGTGTTGCCGATCCAAACCGGCAGTCCAGTAATGCCTGACAAGCCGGAAGCCGTCGTCGTACCGGCCAGTGTCTGAATCGCCACAGTCATTGTCTGCGTCGGCGCTAACCACACGCCCAGTGCCGTTGACATGGCACTCTGCGATGTCGCCGTTGCAGCGGCGCCGCTACCGCCAACCAGCCAGACCGGCAAGCCGGTGACACCGGAAAGCCCGGACGCCGTGGTCGTTGGCACAATGCCGGAGATCTGAACTGATCCGGCATTGACTTGAGAAACAAGTACCGTGCCGAGTAGAGTTACGATGGTCGCAACCGTGGATACGGTAACCAACGAAACCGTGCCGGAAACAACGGCAGACACGGACAATCCAGGCACCACACTGACAACCTGCGTGCCAAGGATAGTCACGATGGTGGAAACCAGCGAGATGGTTTGCGTCTGAACGAAAATGACGGGAAGTCCGGTCGTCAGGCTCGACTGCGTCGTGGTGGCACCACTGTTGATGATCGTGCCGCTGATCTGCACCGTGCCAAGCAGGGTCACGATGGTCGCCACAGTAGACACGGTCACCAAAGAAACCGTACCGGAGACGACGGCCGAGACAGACAATCCAGGCACGACTGAGACAACCTGCGTGCCGAGGATGGTCACAATGGTATTGACAGCCCCGATAGTCTGCGTCTGCACAAAAACAATCGGAATGCCGGTCGTTAGGCTCGACTGCGTCGTTGTGGCACCAGCGCCGCCAATAGTAACACTCGCCCCAGGAACCTGAGAGACAAGCACAGTGCCGAGTAGGGTTACGATGGTAGCTACCGTGGACACCGTGACAAGCGACACCGTACCACTGACCACCGCCGACACCGACAACCCTGGAACAACCGTTACCACCTGCGTGCCAAGCACCGTCACGATGGTGGAAACCAGCGACATGGTCTGAGTTTGGGCTAGCCAAACGCCGAGGGCCGTGGACATGGCGCTCTGAGAGGTAGCCGTCGCCGTCGCCCCGCTGCCACCGCCAACCTGCCATACCGGTAGGCCGGTGACGCCGGACAGGCCAGACGCGGTCGTGGTCGGTACAATGCCCGAGATGGAAATTGGCCCGGCTTCACTGACCAACACCGTGCCAAGCACAGTTACGATGGTGGACACCAGCGATAGGGTCTGTGTCTGCGCTAGCCAAACGCCCAACGCAGTCGACATCGCACTCTGCGATGTGGCTGACGCGGTGGCACCGCTGCCTGAGCCGGGGTTCGCTACCCAGACCGGAAGACCTGTGACACCCGACAGGCCGCTAGCCGTGGTGGTAACGACAATGCCAGAGATTGAAACCGGTCCCGCCTCAGAAACCAAGACGGTTCCCAACACCGTCACAATCGTTGAAATAAGCGATAGCGTCTGTGTTTGAGCGAGCCATACCCCAAGTGCGGTAGACATGGCACTTTGGCTAGTGGCTGACGCGGTCGCGCCGCTTCCGCTGCCCGGGTTCGCTACCCATACCGGCAAGCCGGTAACGCCCGACAATCCGGATGCGGTCGTGGTTCCAGAAATAGTCGCCAGCGAGACAGTGCCCGAAACCACCGCAGAAACCGATAGGCCAGGAACGACAGAAACGATCTGCGTGCCGAGAATAGTAACGATCGTAGATACCAAGGACAGCGTCTGCGTCTGAGCAAGCCACACGCCCAATGCCGTAGACATTGCGCTTTGCGATGTTGCACTCGCAGTGGCCCCACTGCCGGAACCCGGATTCGCGACCCAGACCGGTAGACCGGTAACACCAGACAGGCCGCTGGCCGTTGTGGTGGCTACCACGCTCGAGATGCTTACCGCAGCGACTTGGGACACCGCCACGGTGCCGAGCACCGTCACGACTGTGGAAACGACCGTAATGTTCAGGATGGTGCCAACGGTCGATACCAAAGCCATGGTCTGCGTCTGGGCCAGCCAGACGCCAAGAGCGGTTGACATGGCGCTTTGGCTGGTCGCGCTAGCCGTTGCACCACTGCCAGAGCCAGGATTCGCGACCCAGACGGGCAAGGCAGTGACACCGGAAAGGCCCGACGCCGTCGTCGTTGGCGTCACACCGCTAATCAAGGCGGTGACAGTCATCGTTTGGGTTGGGGCCAGCCACACGCCCAAGGCGGTAGACATCGCACTCTGGCTAGTCGCGGACGCGGTGGCCCCACTGCCCGAACCTGGATTGGCAACCCAAACGGGAAGACCTGTAACACCGGACAGGCCCGAAGCCGTGGTCGTTCCGGAAATAGTGGCTAGCGAAACCGTGCCAGACACGACGGCCGAAACCGACAAACCCGGCACAACGCTGACAACCTGGGTGCCGAGAATGGTAATGATGGTGTTGACTGCGCCCAGCGTCTGCGTCTGGACAAAAATAACGGGAATACCAGTCGTGAGGCTCGATTGAGTTACAGTTGCACCCGCCCCCGACAGACTTACCGCAGCCACCTGCGAAACGGCAACGGTTCCCAAAAGCGTCCCAATTGTCGAAACGGTCACCAACGAGACGGTGCCGGAGACAACAGCCGAAACGGACAGGCCAGGCACCACCGACACCACGGCAGTGCCAAGCACGGTTACGATCGTGGATACCAGCGATATCGTCTGAGTAGGTGCGAGCCACACCCCCAACGCTGTAGACATGGCGCTTTGCGATGTGGCGGTAGCGCCGCTTCCGGTACTGGGATTCGCGACCCATACGGGCAGGCCGGTAACGCCGGAGAGTCCACTAGCCGTTGTCGTAGCGGCAATGCTCGATAGGCTGACCGCTGCGACCTGCGACACCGCCACAGTGCCCAACAGCGTCGCTACGGTGGACACCAAGGCCATCGTTTGCGTTTGGGCTAACCAGACCCCCAAGGCCGTGGACATCGCGCTCTGCGACGTTGCCGAGGCCGTAGCGCCGCTGCCTGAACCAGGGTTCGCCACCCAAACCGGAAGGCCTGTAATACCCGATAAGCCACTTGCCGTGGTCGTCGGAGCCACCCCAGAGATAGCCGCCGTCACCGTCTGAGTAGGCGCCAGCCAGACACCAAGCCCGGTGGACATCGCACTCTGGGACGTCGCCGACGCGGTTGCCCCGCTACCGGACCCCGGATTAGCCACCCAGACTGGGACGCCGGTAACCCCAGACATCCCGCTGGCCGTCGTCGTCGGCGCAATCCCGGAAATCTGAACCGATATCGTCTGACTGCCGGCCAGCCAGACGAAAGCGCCGGTGACACCTGTGGACGCCTGCGTCGTGGTTTGAGGGCCAGCGGAAATGCTGATGCCGCTGATACTGATACCGGAAACGGCAATCTGCTGGCCAGACGCCAGCCAAACAAGCTCGCCGGGGCCGGTTCCCTGCGTCGTTACTACCAGATCGGGGGAATTGTTGCCGCTTGCGTCCATTTAGCGGCTCTCTGAGGCTAACTCCGCAGCCAAAATGGAATTCAGACGCTCAATCTTAGCATGATACTTGGCGGCCGTGTCCGCACTCTCCGCAGCGGCGGCCCTTGCCGCCTCATCCGCCTTGCGATGCGCATCTGTTGCCGCCTTGGCCACGGCATCAGCCGCTTTGACATCCTTCAGTTTTTGCTTGGCGTTGGCCAACGTTTCCGTGGCCTCCTTCCGCATATCGTCCACCTCGCGCAAGGCACGCTGCCGAACGGTTTCCGCATCCGCTACCTTCTGTTCCGCCTCTTTCTGGGCGTCGGCCTTCAGGCGCATCACCTGCCCCTGCGCGTCCTGCACAAGTTCAGTGGCTTTAGCCCGAGCGTCGGCCAGAATGGCCGCTGCAGCCTTCTGGGCATCAGCGGCTTCCTTCAGTTTCTCTCTGGATTGGTCGAAGGCGTCCTTGGCAGTCGTTCCCAATCGCAGCGCGACCAAGGCCTGCTCGTATTCGGCCTTCTTCTGTTGCAGCAGGTTTATGCGAGACACAAAGTCCAACCCGCCCTCGAACGCCAAATCGACGTCGCCGGTTGTGCGCTGCTGCGCAATGCCTTGGGTTCCGATAGGATCCGCCATTACGGTCCGCCAATCCCAGCTTGAATGCCGATCGCGCGTATCGTAGCGGTTCCGCCGCTAATCAGCAAACGCCACGCCGTAATCGGATCGTTAGACGAGCCGTCAATCGTGGCTGTCTGGTTGGTTATCGTTGGATGATTGAATGCCTGCGGCGCCGTCACGCCAACCGGCAGGTTATTCGGATCGTCATACGTATATTGAATTGTGAACGTCGCATTGAGCGTTCCGGACAAGATGCAGGCATATTGGATGTTGACCGGCGTAACGTGCCAATTGACGATGTTCCACAGACTGCCGCCGTTCGAATCGGTTCCAACCGACACCGCCCCGCCGATATTGCTGGCCGCCGTGATGGAAATAATCTTGAAGTAGTCCAGCAGCGTTTCTCGCTGCGTTGCATTGCTGCCGGTTATCGTTTCGCTGATCGTCATATTGGCCTGGTTGAGGCCGACAATACGAAACGTGTTTGCACTTTCGTTGGCGGCAAACGTGAAGTTGACGCGGCGCTGCACATCCAGCGTCACTGGAATGCTCACCAGCGGCAATATGGTGGTTGCCGTGCTGTAATTGTTGACAATGACCGTGGTTGAACTGGCGATCAGGCCATATTGGACGACAGTTGGCTGCATGGAGCGCCTCTCCTAACTATGGCGCTTCGGATGTGCGCCCTCGTCATGCTGCTTGATGCCAGGAAATTTCTTATGCACCGCAGCCCGGATATGCGCTTTTAACTCAGGCCCGGCATTGCCACTCGCCCTTGCAAGCGCGTCCCTGGCATGACTCAGGTCATTAATGGGGTACGACCTGTCCGGGCCGGCGAATGTTGACGCCGGCAGCCTGTTGCGCTTCGCCGCCGTCAATTTGGCCATAATTCACCTACTTGGGCGTCCCGCCGTAACTATCCTCTGACTTCGGATGCGATTCCGCACCTGATGTGCGATGCGCGGACGACAACGGGCTGCGGTCAGAACCGACCCCACCGCCACGCTTACGGCCCGGACGATCAAGCCGAGGGCGAACATTGCCGCCGGTCATCAGGCCGAGCACCTTGCCGCCATCCTTGCGATGATGCTTGGCGCGTCCGCCGTGCTTTTTCGGCTCGTGACCTTCGCGCTTCTCGTCGCCCTTGTCGTAAGGCTCCTTGCCTTCGGCCTCTTTCTTAACGTCAGGATTGCCGGACACCCACATTTCTTCACGGCCGCCGGCCGCTTTCTTGTGCCGTTTGCCGTGGTGATGGCCTTTTGCGCCCTTCATCGGATCGCTCCTTCTTAAGCCTGTGTCGTGCCGAACATCTGCATGAGATTGTTCGGTGTCGTCAGCGTCATAGCATACGGCGGTACGTCGTGCGCAACGGTAAATCGCAGCACGTTGTTAGTCGTCGCCGCATTTGTCAGGGCCGACCCGCCGCCAATGCCGGACAACTGGATCACACCGCGCACGTCCAACGTCGTATTGGTCGCCGCAACCATGGAGGCCGCCGAGAAACCGACGTTATTGAGCGACGCCGTGTTGCCAGCCCAATACTCCAATTGCTGCACATAGTCACATTTGAACGCCAACCCCATCACATCGGAAATGCCAAGGCTAAGATTGGCCGTCCCCGTATTGGCCGTGAACACGCCGGATGAAATGTACTTGAACGCCTTCTTGCCATAGACCGGAGTGGTACCGGCCGAAGCCGTCATCTGTTCGGTCATCAGGTTGTGATAGATATCGTAACCCGTAATGGTCACAGCGCCCGCACCGGATGCGGCGTTGGTGGATACCTGTACCTGCAAACCGCGAGCGCAATTCTCGGCCGGATTTGCAACGCGCAACTTACCGGCCGCCAGATGCTTGGTTACTCCGTTCGGAATTGTGGCCGATGGCCCAAACTGATAGGCGGGCGGCACCAATCCCGTGGCGAACGCATTGGCCCCGCCGATAGGGATGCCAAGCGCTGTCGCCGGCAGGTTCGGACCGACCGTAATGGAACTCGTGGCACCCGCCGTCGAGCCAAGCGACTGCACCTGCGTGATTAGGCTCGCCGTACCCGCCGCATTGGCCACATTGCCCAGAACAACCCATTGTCCAACCTGGAACAGCGTATTATTCGGGCAAGTCACCACGGAACTATTGGCTACCGTCGTGCCCGTGGTAAAGCCAAAATCCAGCGCAATGACATTGATCGGCGTTGTCGTGCCGCTCGGGATAAACGGCACACCGAAAGCAATCGAAGCCGCGCCAGCCGAAAAGTTCGTCACCGCGACCGTCGCTAGAGCGACTGTTGAACCGATGGTTCCGATCTGCGCCGCCCCAAGCAACGTCGTGTTGAAAGTCTGCGGAATGGTATCAACACCGATCAGCGACGGGTTGACCATAAAGGCCGGCGCCGTAGCCGGATTCCCAGTCGCAGGATACACAGCATGCGGATCAAGCAGCGCATAGCCCTGATACGATCCGCTCGGTCCGTCGAACGGCTGGATTGAAGCGGATGTGCCGCTCTCGACCTCGAGAGCCCCCATCGAGACTACGGGACCGCGGAAATTAGTGTCACCCATAAGGTCGCTCCGTCAGTCGCGCATTACGAAGATGGGAACTCGCCCCACGCTGCACGTGGGTCGTTGTACCCGAAACTGTAACGCTCGTAGGCCTTTACGAGCAGGTTGTCAGTAATATTGTCAACCCACATGTCGCTCTCGTATGGCACGCGCAGCATGTGGATGAGCCCTTCGATGTTCGTGGTCAGGAACCACGCGAAGTTGCTCGTGAGGAAGTCCAAAACGATGAAGCCTTCCGGCAGACCGCCCGAAAGCGTCAGGATGGCGTTCACATCGTTGTCGGCCGTACCAGGTCGAAGCTCCGTCTTGGTCAACCGAATAGCGATCGGCTCGAGGTTCGGCGGCACCACAAGACGCCTGGCACGCGACAGAATACGCAAGCCGCGTTCGTTGACGAACTGGGTGCGAACGTTGGTCATATCGGCCAACAGCGTCGATTCGTTGAGGCTCTTGGGCACAGTCGAGGTATTGGCCCAGGTTCCGCCATCGAACGGATGTGAGGCCGAGAACAGCGCCACACCATCGCCAACGATGGAAGCGTTATAAGTCTGCCCAAGATTCAGGACGTTTGCCGCCTGAATTTCCTTGAACTGCGCGAAAGCCTCTTGAAGCTTCAGATTGGTCGGATTGAACTGCTGCTTGTAAAGCAGGTCATCAATGGCCTTGCGCGTGATTGCGTAACCCAGCGCGACCTCAAGATGCACGAACGCCCACGTAAATCGCTCGCCGGAGTTGTTGTCGAACTGTGTTGCCGCCCCCTCATCCTTGAGGTACGGCAACGCTACGAACGCCATTTGCGTCGAGCGTTCGACCGCCATGTTCGATTGGCGTGTCGTGAAGACTCGGTCCCACTGCCGTGGGATCATGTCGTAACTGCCGCGGACATCGAACAGTCCAGGAAGCAATTCCGACCGAATGTTTGCTAATGCGACGGGCATTGGTCATTGCTCCTTACAGGCCACCGCCCAACGTGCGGTAGGTCTGGCTGTTGAATGCGACGATTACCCAATTGTAGTTAGTGGTCGGGTCCGACCCGTTGCCGATGCCGGGATAGAGCGACACAATCTTGAAAGGCAGGGCAGAAGCCGTCGTGCCAGCCGTGGCAACCGTGCCGGGATCAATGGTTGCGATCGAGAAGCCGCCGCCTGTCGTGTTGGGGGCGCCGCCGGAGAAGTTCACAAGTTCGCCAATGGTGCCGGAACCGAGCGGGGCGCTGTAAGACGCGACCCTGAACAAGGCGCCTGGGCTGTTAATGATGTACGCGGTTGCGACCGTGCCGCCCTGCGCTCCAGGCCAGAATGGCGAGTAAATCGGTGCGCCGCCGCCGCTTGGCGTATACCAACAACCCTGAAAAATGCCCATCAGGACGTTGGACGTAACGGTTGTCGGCGTCGCCAAGGCGATAAAAGCCGAATTAGTCGCTTCTTTGACGACCGGATCGCCAAACCCGATTTGCGTCGAGTAGGCCGGACGGATGGGAACTTGGGTCAATTGATAGTCGACGGCATACCCAGGCAAATAGCCGAAATGGGCGAATCCGTACTGCGACTGTGTATTAGCCACGGCGTTAGGCTCCGAGCTAGGGCTATCAGCCCGTACCCGGCAGGCGCTGCCATGGTTAGTGGGGCGGTTAAACCGTCACGGCGCGTGACGATCAGGGGATCAAGACTGCAGGCGCTGCTCGTCCGATCATCGTCTTTCCTGCGGCGCGCAGGAAATGTAGTTCCATGCCGTATAGGGCAAGAACGGACGGCATGTCAAGCGCCGCCCGTTCCCACAATCACTCAACGTACTCGAGCCGTTGCTGCTCTTTTGCTTCTTCGGCGGTCTTTGGCGCCGCAGGAAGCTGAAGGACATTGGCTTTCTGACCGGATTTTAGCCAATTCAGCAAGACGATGTCGCCATTCGGGAGTTCCAGCGCATCGTGATGCGTAAACTTCTCGTCTTTCTTGACCTGACAGAACCGGCCAACCTTGGTTGA